CTTGTAAGGCATCGACCTCATCAGCAAATAATAAATTGCCTTTTGCCCTACGCATTTCCCCAGGGGCATTGCCTCCAAATATGTTTATTAAACCACCGGGGAATAATTTATGTAAAATTGTATTACTTGAATTTCTGCGACCACCACGAACCAACCATTGCAGTTGTGGTGTAGATTCAAACAATTCCTTTTCCAATGTTTCTTTGCTCCACTTTTCTGCCTGTGAAGATGTTGGATAAAGTGTTAATATCCGTCTTGGCGATTCTGCAATTGAATGCCCAATAATATTCATGCAGACCTCTGTTTTGCCTAATCTTGAAGCTAATTGGAAAACTGTCATTTGTACGTTTGGATCAAATGGTGTTTCCATCATTTCACGCTGATAAGGTGCAAAATCAAATCTGTACTTTTTACCGCCATCCATTCTCCTTATTTGTTCTGCCCACTGAATTGCTGTCAATTGATCTTCTGTCGAAAATATCTTGGATATATTTTCTGCAATCGACTGTTTATAACGGTTATAACTGCAATTATTCATTAAATCCATCTTCCCATTTTCTACCATGATCCCTTATTGCTGTGAAAATATCGTCCTTTTTATCCTTTTCCAATGTGCTAGATTTAATAATTGCCGCTATACCTTCCAATAATTCGTTTTCCGCTTGCAATAAAAGATCCACATCTGCGACCTTGCCTTCAATTTTTTCCGCTTGTAATCGTTTTAATCTTGCATCCTCGACCGCTAAATCAGTGCGAG